GAGAGACGATTTGTTGGTTGTTGATGAGATAGGTGTGTGCCCAATATGCCACGAAGAGGGTGGTCCGGGGGTGCTCACAACCTGTGAGCACGAATTCCACGCATCGTGTTTGTTGGAGTGGAAGAGTACGGGTCGTGGCGACTGCCCGATGTGCAGGGGGGAGGGTACATTTTTCGGTACGGTGCGAAAAGGTTCTAAATAAAAATAAAATCTTCGCTATTTTCAAAGCAAAGCAAATGAACGCTGAAGAACTTGCAGAAGAAATCCTCGCAAATCCGCAAATGGGAAGAATTCTCGAAGGGGCCTTACTCGAAAGGGCGGATCTCTCAAATGCCTATCTCGAAGGGGCCAATCTCCGCTGGGCCTCGCTCATAGGTGCCGATCTCCGCGGGGCCTGGCTCACAGGGGCCTGGTTCACAGGGGCCTGGCTCACAGGGGCCGATCTCACAGGGGCCGATCTCACAGAGGCCGAACTCGCGGGGGCCGATCTCGAAGGGGCCGATCTCACAGGGGCCGATCTCCGCGGGGCTGATCTCCAAGATGCCAATCTCCGCGGTGCCAATCTCACAGGGGCCGATCTCACAGGGGCCGATCTCGCAGGGGCCGATCTCGGAGGAGCCGATCTCCGCGGGGCCAATCTCCGTAGGGCCGATCTCCGCAGGGCCGATCTCACAGATGCTTTTTTCAACAGGACCTATCTCCTCCGCGAGACCGGGGCCAATCTCACAGGAGCCGTAGGTATCTATGACTGGATTTATTTGGAAAATAGACGGCGTATGTATCGTGAACCCGACCCAGAACCCTAGTGAACTCAATTAGCAATGTTTCCGTAGGCGACGCTTGGCGTCGTTTCATATTCGCAAGCCTGTATCCATCTTTTTCTGAGGAATTCTCTAGCCGATTCCGAGTCGAATATATTCGCAGTCTTAGTTTGTGAACCAATAGATACGGCTTCGCCGTATCCTTCGACGCGGAGCGTCGATTCGTTTACAAACTTGGTGTGCGATTCTGACCGTGCGTAGCTAGTTTTGCGCCTTATTTTTTTTTTCTTAGGTTTAGGTTCGATAAAGTCAACGAGTGAATCGATGCTCTCATCCCGAACGGAGTTCGAAGGTGTTTCCGTCCGGATCGCCGTAAATGTGGTGCTTGGGTGAAGTTCGGACTTGTCGATGGTTAGGTCAAAATCTGGGTAAAGGTCTACATTATCGAGTCCGTTTCTAGTTGGCCAAGAGGGTGTAGAATGGTAAATGACCTTGATGACGTCCTCGATGAAGTATGTTTTGAAAAGTGTTCCTATATATGAAAAGTTTTTTTTGAATATTTCTCTGTTAACGAGTGCGATTTCCGAAATAAACATCTCAATCACAAAAATTGATTTTTTAGTGCCCTTAATTTCTCTGGCAATGAGGCAGCACATCGTGGTGATCCTAATTTCCGGGGGTACATTTTTATATTTCTCAAATCTCTTGGTAATTGAGAAGGACTCATCGTTTACGAATGTCTTATGTGCCCTAACGCCCTTAATAGATCTTAGGAGATCAGGTTTATTGGCGGGGTTGTCGGGGTTATTCTCATGGGTAAACGAAGTCCTTAAGACTTGCATAAAATCAAGTCGATCATCCTCCATTTTTCCTTTTTCCTTTTTCTTTCGTTCCTAATACATACACAATAAATGAGCCAAATTCCTAAATAGATATGAAAATTTGCCTACTAAAAACTAAAAAAAATAAATTCGTTTTAAACCGAAAAAAAAATCCAATAGATAGGGTACAGTGGAAAAGATGGGTGGTGGTTTGATGCAGTTGGTAAAACGCGGCCAAGAATAGTCGGCTGCTTACTCTTCTAGGGAGTAAGGCAAACAGTGTAACCGGCTAGTGTTGTTGTAAAAAAAAAGTTTAAGGATTTGAGAAAACAAATAAAAAAGAAGGAAAAGAAGGAAAAGAAGGAAAAGAAGGAAAAGAAGGAAAAAAATGGAAAAGAAGGAAAAAAAAAATAAAAACAAGCAAGAGAAGCCAAAGAAGCCGAAGAAGGTGCACCCTAAGAAGTATATTTGCTACAACGAAGGGTGTATGGCTGAATTTCCGCAGTGGAAATTGGCCCGAGACCATATGGAAGAAAAACACGGAACAAAGGATCCTAAACTGAAGAGATCGATCATCTACTTGGACGCCAAGGGTGACCCCAAGGCGGCTCCGAAGGGGGCCCCAAAGATGGTTCCGTATCACACCAAACAACAATGCGACACGATCAAAATGCGGGAAACCCCTAAAGTTTTGGCTACCGCCTCCGACGCCGCAAGCGCCGAGGGGCACCGGGGTAACGACCTAGGGCAATTTGGACCCAACTGGGTACGTACATGGGGGGAGAGTGCTAAATTTCCGCACTTGCTAGGCGAAGCTGCCGGGTACGGCACCTTTGAAGTGAAGAGTCGATATGCTGAGCCAAGCAGTATGGACACACTACACGATGCGCCTATGTACAACCACCAGGGGTACGGCGCGCAACTGTCTACGCGACCGGCGCAGACTTTGATGGCGCCGAACCAATACGGTAACAACGCCAAAAATGTAACAATGGGCAATCCGCAGCAAAGCTTCCTTCGTCCTTCGGCGCCCGTTTGGGAGCCGCAAGGGAGAATGTTCAGAGACTAAACGGTTGTGGGCGTGCTGTGTGCACGCTTAAAATATAGTCCACCCTCTGCGGAAACGTAGGGGAATGGGCACCAACGCGCGTACGGTGCTTATCTTGGGCACCAACAGTCGGCTGCTTGTCCTCCTGGGCAAGATAAACAGTGAAACCGGCTAGTTTGTGCCATGTGCACAAGCAACATCATCAAATTGCGGGGACCCCCTGAGCGAACTAACGTTCGCCTGAATCGATTCAGAGTCTTAGCTACCGCCCTTGTATAGTAATATGCAAGGGCACCAGGGTAATGACCTAGGATAAGGTAATAACGCTAAGAATTGGGCAATCCGCAGCGAAGTTCTTCTTTAAATAGGTGAAAATCGTTCATCGACTAGACGGTGGTGGGCGTCAACGGAGTTGGCGCTTAAGATATAGTCAGTCCCCTAAGGAAACTTTGGGGTAGGGCAATGCCCAACGCAGGATATTTACCTTCATGTGAGGGTATAAAAGCAGACCGCAAAACGGTTATCTGCTAGTATCGACGCATAGTATACGACTTCGCGAAGATGCGACATTTTCAAATTGCGGGAATCCCCTTAGAGCTTTGACTACCGCCCTTATGTAGCAATACGTAAAGGGCACCGGGGTAATGACCTAGGGTAAGGTAAAAACGTCAAAGATTGGGCAATCCGCAGCGAAATTCTTCTTTAAATTGGAGAACAATGTTCAACGACTACAAAGGAAATGGGTCATAGAAGAATAACTTCATTGGCTTAAGATATAGTCTAGTCCCTTTTAAATACACTGAAAGGTGGGGTATAAACGTACAGGCAATCCTCAGATTACCTAAAGAATTGGGTATAAAAGTAATATGCTTAAACTAAGTGGATATGTTTAAGGGAAACATTTGTAGCTCCATGGTCGCAATGCGACAGCTCAATTACTAGTGACCCCTAGCGGGGTTGCAAGATTTTCAAAATGTTCGGGAAGTCCCTTAGAGATTTGACTACTACCTTTACGTAGTGATACGCAAAGAGTACCGGGGTAATGACCTAGGTCATAGTAAAAACGTCAAATATTGGGTAACCCGCAGCCAAGCATCTATTATGGGAATTATTTATTTAATCAAAAATTTACTAAACAACAAAACTTATGTGGGACAAACTAAGTGTGATTTAAATAAACGATGGAATGGTCATAAGTCTTCCTATGAACGTTATATTCGTGATAAAAATCATGGATGTTCTTGGGCACTTTATGGAGCAATTAAAAAGTATGGATTTGATAATTTCGCGCTAATTAACTTTAAACAAATCGAAGATAAATATTTAGATGAATATGAAACAAAATATATAAAAATACTCAATACAATGGTGCCAAATGGTTATAATATTAGAACAGGTGGTTCAACTGGAAAACATTGCTTAGAGAGTAGAGAAAAAATGAGAAAATCCAAATTAGGGGACAAAAATCATAATTATGGTAAACCAAGATCAGAATCGTTTAAAAAGTTAATAAGTGAAAAAAAAAGCGGCGAAAATCATCATTTTTTTAATAAAAAATTATCTGAAGAACATAAACAAAAATTATCAATCTCTCATAAAAATAATAAAAATGATATGCTCCCAATGTATATATCATACATAAATGAAAGACCTGCTCCACATTATTCCGGAGAAGGATATGTTGTTACAATTCCGGGTTTTAAAAAACATTTTACTTCCAAAAAACTAAGTATTGAACAAAAATTAAAAATGGCTAGTGATTACGCTAGTAGTATTAAACATAAATAGATGAAGGTTCAACGACTGGACGGAAATCGGTGCTTGGTCAAGTGCTTAAGGTACAGTCTAGTCCTTTAGGGAAACTTAAAGGTAGTAACGTTTTCAAGGTCACGGGAGTTGTCTCCTCCCAAGAAGGCTTTTAAAAGTAGCATACCCAAATAGAAATGGATATATTTGGGAAAAATAGTAAGAGATCCAAATTGCCGTCTATGACGGACTCAGCTGCTAGTACTTTTTACAGTGCGACACATTCTGGAGGCGGGAAACTCCTAAAGCTTGTGGTACTAAATTGCAAGTGAAAATTTGCAATGGCTCAGAAAAAAACTGAGGTATAGTAAAAATCCAAAAGATTGGACAATCCGCCACCGAGAACCTACTGGCGCCCCGACAAGTCAATGGTTCCGGCTCAACGATCGCTAAGATGTGGGTTTGAACGGATTAGTCATCCGTAATGATAACTTAAGGTACGATCTGACCCTGTGAGAAATCGCAGGGAGTAATCGCGTCTATCGCAGGCATACGAATTTTGCTATTGAGGCCATTGAACAAGTGTTCTCCGGCACGGCCGACTTCAATAGGAGTCCAAAAACAACCTGGCGTAGAACATGTAGACACTGTTCACGCGTAAACAGTTGGAATTCTACACTCAACATGGGTAATTCAGTTGTTAGTAACCGAGTTTGGTTGCAACATTTTCAAATTGCGGGAACATCCTAAAGTTCTAACTACCACTATTTCTGTGTAAACGGAAATTAGGACCACGGTTAATGGCCGTACCCAAAGGTAAAAATGTTAGAAATGTGTTTACAATGGATAATCCGCAGCGAAGTTTCCTAGTTTTATGACTTTAACTGGGAAGCGTGTTCAACGACTAAAAAGGAAATGGGTCGGAGCGAATTAGTCATTCGCGATGATGGCTTAAGATATAGTCTACTCCGTTAAAATAATCCGAAAGGATCGGTTCTATAGGCGGCCGCAAGGTTACGTGCACAGTTAGCCGTAACGGTGACCTCATTAACCAGATCTATTTACAGGTACAGTTCCCTGCGCTGAACAATGGCGTGAAAAGTAGCACACTAAAACATGCAGACACTGTTTTAGGCAAATGTTTAGGGTTCTGCGATCCGATACCTAGCTGCTAGTGTCTTTTTTTAAAAGACGCGATGTTTTCAAATTGCGGGAACATCCTAAAGCCTTGTTTTTGAATATCATAGTGATATTGGTATTTATTGGGTAATGCCCAATTAATTTAAAGTTATGATTGTATTATTTATTACGCGAAGCGTAATTGAAGATGGACGAAAACAAAAAACGACAAAGAAAGGAATATATGAAAAAATATCGTGAAAAAAATAAAGAAAAAATTAGTGAGAGTAAAAAAGAATATAATGAAAAAAATAAAGAAACTATTCAGATTCAGCGTAGTACGTTTCGTAAAGAAAATAAACTCAGACTTTCAGTAGTAAATAAAGAATATTATGAAAACAATAAAGATGATATAAAATTATATAAAAAACAATATAATTCTGAAAATAAACATAATATTAGTTTGAAAAAAAATTATATTATGAAGAAAATAAAGAAGACTTTTTAAAAAAATCAAGTGAATATTATTTTCAACATAAAAATGATCCTGAGTTTAAAAACAAAAGAAACAATCAAGTAAAAGAAAGAAAAAAAAGAGATGTAAATTTTAAAATATCTGGAAACTGTAGGACTCTAATATATAAATCGTTAGTTTCTAAAAACATTAAAAAAATTGAAAAAAGCATAGAATTAATGGGATGTTCGAAAGACTTTTTCATGAAATGGATTGAATGGAATTTTGATTCACACATGACTTGGAACAATTATGGGATCTACTGGGAGATAGATCATGTGAAACCTGTCTCATCATTTGATTTAACATTAAAATGTCAACGTCTTTTATGTTTTAACTGGAAAAATTGTAGACCTCTACAAAAAGAAGAGAATCAAAAAAAATTTAATAAAATAATTGAAAAAGATGTTGAAAATCAACAGTTAAAAGTTATAAAATACATTTCGTTAATATCTTCAATTAACAAAATTTCATAACAAATTAAAAAACAAGGATATATGGACAATCCGCAGCGAAGTTGCTCGCAATTACTAATTTTTTGTGAGTAGCGTGTTCAACGACTACAAAGGAAACAGACCGGAGCAAAGTAATTAATTGCGATGAAGGTTCAAGATATAGTCTAGACCGTTAAAATATCCCGAAAGGGACGGTACAATCGGTCCGTAAATAGCATCTACTCGCCCACTGCCCCCGTTGTCCCTAACAACGTCGCATGGACTAATAGTCTTGGGCACGCCTTAATTCGCCAGGTCACGATCGAGATCGGCGGTCAGAAGATCGACCAGCAGTATGGCATGTGGTTGGAAATATGGGATATAGACATTGTCCCAAAAAGTATTTTTCTAAAAGAAAATGCTAGTATATACGACAAAGCCGTATTCGATGCTCCGCATCGATGCAATGCGCATTTGGCGCAGTATGTATATGCGACATAACTAAATTGCGGGAAAATCTTGAAAAGAATCTTGAAAAGAATCTTAAAAAGTGTTTGCTACCACCCACAAATAGAAATATTAGTTGGGGAACACGGTTAATGGCCGTATCCAGGTGAACTTCGTTCACGATCAATCTACGATTGATCAGGTAAAAACGCAAACAATAGAGACAATCCGCAGCCAAGCTCCTAAATCCGCTAAAGCAAGGATAAGGAGAAGGTTCAACGACTAGACAGTTATGGGTCAGAGCAGATTAGCAATCTGTGTGGATGATCTAAGGTATAGTCTAGACCCACCTTATGGTGTTAAAGTACTCCGAGAGGAGGGGTATAATCGGAACTCACCCAGACCGCTGAGAAGCGCAACGGGTACAACCATATGATCGGAAAATATGCAACGAACGTAGGTTTAATCGGGAATGCTAGCAGCCCCCGTATTTACTACATTCCGCTCATGTTCTGGTTTTGTAATTCTATAGAACCGAAAAGTGTCACGCCTGTTGCGCACAGAGCTCCGCAACTGGGAAAACGTTTTGTTTCTCTGTTGAAAAATCAATATAACAGACACTAGTTTGTGTAATTATTACTATAATTAGGCACAAGCGACAAATTCAAATTGCGGGAAACTCCCGTGAGGCCCCTACTACCACTATTTCTGTGTAAATGGAAATTAGGACCACGGTTAATGGCCGTACCCAAAGGTAAAAACGTAGGGGTTAGGGACAATCCGCAGCCAAGCTTCTCCGCGAGAGAAGAAGGTTCAGAGACTAAATGGATTTGGGTGCGAGCCGACCTATGGTCGGCGCCGAACATACGTTCGGAGCGCTTAAGATATAGTCCACTCCCTTTTAAATACACTGAAAGGTGGGGTATTAAAGGAACAGAAACCCTGGGCTTTCGCTGCCGCTCATTGCGCTGCAGTATCATTAACTTATAGTGATAAAAAGTAATTTCGAGTAAAGAAGTTGCTAGTAACCAAACGGTTGCGACACATTCAAATTGCGGGAAACTCCTGTATGCCACTGCTACCACTGTTTCTGTGTAAATGGAAATTAGGAACACGGTTAATTGCCGTACCCAAAGGTAAAAACGTAGAGGTTAGGGACAATCCGCAGCCAAGCTTCCCCGCAGGGGAAGAAGGTTCAGAGACTAAACGGATGTGGGTGTGAGTTTTACTTACTAAAACAAGCACTTAAGATATAGTCCATCCCCTGTGCTAGCACAATAAATACGCCGAAAGGCGGGGTAGAAGAGGAAGTCAAGATCATCATGGATTTCCGCACGGCCGCGGAGCTCGTAGTAGGGCTCACGGCTGCCGGAAACCGCGATTTTGCGTCGAACACGACGTCGATTTACGATTCGTCGGGCGTCGTTCTGCAGTCCGCTGCTCTCTATGTCAATTACATCTATCTCGATACAGAAGAACGCTGGAAACAAATTTAAGAATAATTGTATGAAGAGCAATTTATTCTATAAACGTCAACGTTCAAAAGTAACAACACAAAACTGTTGCTAGTTTGTTAAAAATGGTTTAAATATATTAATGCAAGAATTAAAGGTATCGACGCTCTGCGTCGAAGGATACGGCTTTGCCGTATACCATTTTAACAAGCGACAAATTCAAATTGCGGGAACATCCTTAGCGTTCTAACTACCACCCTTTCGCGAAAGCGACAAGGGGACCACTGTTAATTGCAGTTCTCGGGTAAAAAGGTTGGGAATTGGATAATCCGCAGCCAAGCTTCCCTTGGGGAGAAGGTTCAACGACTAGACGGATTTGGGCGTTTCGGCGCTTAAGGTATAGTCTAAACCCTTTAAATACGTCGAAAGATGGGGTACTATTTGAGACGTTTCGCTCAGATGAGCCATAAGAATATTTGTGGTGAAAAGCAATACGATGCATATATGTGGACACTGTATGTATAAAACGTTTAGAATTCCACCTTAGATTCAATTGCTAGTATGTGTCGAATACATATGCAACATAATCAAATTGCGGGAACATCCTGTGATGCTTCTACTACCACCTATTCTGTGTAAGCTGAATGGGGAACACGGTTAACGGCCGTACCCAATGGTAAAAAAGTAGAGGATAGGGACAATCCGCAGCCAAGCTTTCCCCTGGGAAGAAGGTTCAGAGACTAAAAGGTTATGGGTACGAGCGCCTTCGAGCAGCGAGTGCTTAAGATATAGTCCAACCCGACTGTTGTCTTTTTAGAATAAACAGTGTTAAAGTTCTTCGAAAGAAGCGGTAAAAGTGGAGTATTTGATAGATCAGCTAAAAACTGAGGCTGAAAAAGCAGTAATTCAAATCTACTGCTAGTGTATTTTAAAAAAACTTTTAAAAAAATATGCGACAAAACCAAATTGCGGGAACACCCTTAGCGTCCTAACTACCACCCTTTCGCGAAAGCAGAAATGGGGACCACTGTTAATTGCAGTTCTCCGGTAAAAATGTTAGCGATGCTTTGCGTCGCGCGGTGCCTAAGGCACTGCAGGAATTGGGCAATCCGCAGCCAAGCTTCCCCGCAGGGGAAGAAGGTTCAGAGACTAAATGGTTTTGGGTGCGAGCGCCTTCGGGCAGCGAGCGCTTAAGATATAGTCCAAACCGTAAATAAGTATCCCGAAAGGGACGGTAAGGCGTAAAGCGCCTAGTCGGTTGGCTTCGCCACGGTCTCCGACCGATTCGGCGCAAAGCTCCGTACTAATTGTCAGTTCACCGGTGCGGAGTCGCTCCAGTTAGATCAAGTAGCGAACAAGATTCGGCTAAATATAGGTCGAAAATGCAATAGTTTCAAACCTATTGCAAGTAAATAGAATTCACGCGAAAATAAATTTAGAGAGAAGAAGTCATATGAATGTATATAATATGGACACTTTTGATTCAAGAAGGTGTAAAAAATGTAATATTATGAAAAACACGTCAGAATTTTATTCAAGAAATAGAAAAACAACTATTTATTTAAGCCCTGAGTGCATAACTTGCATTAAAATAGAAAGAAAAAATGTTTATGAAAATAATAAAGAACAAATTTTAAAACAATCCAAATTAAATTATCATAATAACAAAGAGCAGATTAATAATAAAAATAAAGAATGGAGAAAGCAAAATCCAGAAAAAAATAAAGAATGTGGAAAAAAATATTACGAAAAAAATAAACATAAAAAGCAAAATTATAATAAAATTTATTACGAAACAAATAAAGAAAAAATTATTACACAACACAAAGAATACATAATAAGAAATAAAGACAGAATTCGTGAATACTTTAGAAACTATGTAAGCAATAGATCAAAAAAGGATATAGATTTTAAAATAATGAGAAGGCTTCGTTCAAGACTAAATATGGCTTTAAATAAAGATAAAAATGAAAAAACTGTAAAATTAATTGGCTGTAGTATTATTTTTTTTAGAAATTGGATTGAATATCAATTTAATGAATTTATGAATTGGTCAAACTATGGGTCATATTGGAACATTGATCATGTTATTCCATGCGCCTCATTCGATTTAACAATAGTATCTGAACAATTTGAATGTTTTAATTGGAAAAATTGTAGACCACTTAAAAGTGAAGATAATATATCAAAAGGATCGTCCATTTTACAAAATGACATAGAAGAACAAGAATTTCGCGTAATAAATTATTTGCAACACATTCAAATTGCGGGAACGTCCTTAGCGTCCTAACTACCACCCAATCTGTGCAAGCGGAATGGGGACCACTGTTAATTGCAGTTCTCGGGTAAAAAGGTTAGCGAACTTCCAAACGGAGTTCGCGCGGTGCCTACGGCACTGCAGGAATTGGGCAATCCGCAGCCAAGCTTCCCCGCGGGGAAGAAGGTTCAACGACTAGACGGATGTGGGTACGATGCGGAGCACGCGGTGTTAAGCACCGTATGAGCTTCGGTGAATGCTTAAGGTATAGTCTAGACCCTGCAATCTTTGATTGCGTAAATACTTTGAAAGAAGGGGTACAAATCGAAACTTCAACCACCCGACGAAGGAGCTCGTCTGGGTCATCCAGCGGGATTAATTAAGTCCCTAAAAGTGTTTTTTCAAAGAAAATGCTAGTTACATCGACGCTCGCAAACGAAGTTTGCGCGGCTTTTTCGTATAGTAGCGACATGACTAAATTGCGGGGAGGTCCTTAGAGTCCTAACTACCACCATTTTTGTGCAAACTTAAATAGGGACCACTGTTAATTGCAGTTCTCGGGTAAAAAGGTTTGGAATTGGATAATCCGCAGCCAAGCTCCCTTGGGGGAGAAGGTTCAACGACTAGATAGTTATGGGTGCCCCGGCACTTAAGGTATAGTCTAGTCCCTGCAATCTCTGATTGCGTAAATACTCCGAAAGGAGGGGTAAAAACGAAGAACTTCACCGTAGGCACGGCCTACAATGACTGGTAAAATTGAGCCAGTAAGAGTCTAAAATAAAAATTTAGGCTAGTATAAAGTGATTATGCAACACATTCAAATTGCGGGGAACTCCTTAGCGAACTAACGTTCGCCTGAATCTATCGATTCAGAGTCCAAACTACCACCCAATCTGTGCAAGCGGAACGGGGACCACTGTTAATTGCAGTTCTCGGGTAAAAAGGTTTGGAATTGGATAATCCGCAGCCAAGCTTCCCCAGGGGAAGAAGGTTCAACGACTAGACGGATGTGGGCGTTTCGACGCTTAAGATATAGTCTAAACCCTTGTCGACTCTGTCGACGAATGTGTGCCGTAGGCACCGCATTCCAAATTCACCGAAAGGTGGGGTATAGAAAATTTCAGTTGAAGTTTTCGATTGTCAATTTCAGCGCCGCCCTTCCGGGCACGCCTGTCCCGTCGACTGCGGTCGACCTTATGGCGGATGCTAAACATCATGGCATCAAATGTAATGAATAAAAATCATTGCAAGTGAATAAGCAATATTTGCGACACAATCAAATTGCGGGAACCCCCTTAGCGAACTAACGTTCGCCTGAATCTCCTGGGATTCAGAGTCCTAACTACCACCCTTTCGCGAAAGCGACGAGGGGACCACTGTTAATTGCAGTTCTCGGGTAAAAAGGTTTGGAATTGGGCAATCCGCAGCCAAGCTTCTCCGCAGGAGAGAAGAAGGTTCAACGACTAGATGGTTGTGGGTGCTTGCACAGCAAGCGCTTAAGGTATAGTCTAAGCCCTTAAAATATTCTGAAAAGAAGGGTACAAACTGAAGATACTGCTGTTAGGCAGAGAATGTAATGATCAAATGTCATTGCAAGTGACCTGAAAGGTTGCAACAAGATCAAATTGCGGGAACTCCCTTAGCGTCCTAATTACCACCCTTTCGCGAAAGCAGAAATGGGGACCACTGTTAATTGCAGTTCTCCGGTAAAAAGATTAGCGAACTTCCGGACGGAGTTCGCGCGGTGTCGACGGCACTGCAGGAATTGGGAAATCCGCAGCCAAGCTCCTAAATTCGAAAGAATATGGAGAAGGTTCAACGACTAGACGGTTTTGGGCGCTTGCATAGCAAGCAGGCGCTTAAGGTATAGTCTACTCCCGTTAAATATTCCGAAAGGAAGGGTATAAAGGTAACGGCCACGACCGTTTCGCCGTACGGCCTCAAATCCTGTATGGGATCCCATATGGGTGGGGCCAAAAAGTATTGGTTCAAAGCCAATGCTAGTTTATTAATTTAAGAATTTGATTTTATTAATTTATATGATAGAATGAGCAAATTAATCAGTTGCCATGAGGGACATGCAGTCTGTAATTATAAGAATACGTTAAAAAATGACTATAAAGTGTGGGAAGATAAACTTGGAAAATACATAGAAATGTATACCAAAAATGGATCATTTTATTTCGACTATGAAGATTTTAAATATGTAACAACTTCTGGTGAAAACAAAATAACATGGAATATGCAAAAAAATAATACAGCAAATAATAGAGATGCATTTTATGTTAGAAGTAATATTAATGGAACTACAATTTGTTTGCATCAATATTTATTAGGTCATTATGGAAAAGGTTCGGCAAATATCACAGTTGATCATATAGACAGAAACCCATTAAATAATAGAAGACATAATTTAAGATTAGCTTCTAAGTCAGAACAGCGTTTCAATACATCTAAAGCTACACGTAGAAAAGACGCACATCCTTTACCAGAAGGAATCCCAACACTTCCTAAATATGTAGGATATACACGTTATAAAAGAAGAAACACGTTCATTGACTATTTTTTTATAAAACGTCATCCATCAAACATTAGATGGCAATCTACTTCATCACAGGATGTATCGGCATATGACAAATTTGAACAAACTATTGCAAAGTTAAATGAACTCGACAACTTAATTATTAAGCAACATGCTCAAATTGCGGGGACATCCTTAGAGTCCTAACTACCACCCAACTCCGTAAGGCATATGGGGACCACTGTTAATTGCAGTTCTCGGGTAAAAAGGTTTGGAATTGGATAATCCGCAGCCAAGCTCCCTTGGGGGAGAAGGTTCAACGACTAAATGGGTGTGGGCGCTTTGGCGCTTAAGATATAGTCTAGTCCCTGTGCTGGAGATGCCAGCGCAAGAAATACTCTGAAAAGAGGGGTATAAACGCAAACATATTTCCGTTTAATTTACTAGACGGTAAAAGTGTTGGTTCAAAGCCAATGCTAGTATTTTTTTAAAAAAAATGCAACATACCTTGTAACGGGAACCTCCTAAGCGAATCTTTATTGACGCCAATGCGTCAATGAATACGATTCAGAGCATTTACTACCACTTTTAGCCGAAAGGTAAAAAAGGACCACAGTTAACGACTGTTCTCGGGTAATAACGTAAATGATTGGACAATCCGTAGTGTGACTGCCTAAGTTTGTGACAAACAAATATGGTAGCCCTGCAACGACTGAACGGGTATGGGCGCTCCGGCGCTTAAGATACAGTCTAAACCGTTTAAATACTCCGAAAGGAGCGGTATTATTGTAGTACAGCCGTGGGAGTGCCACACTCGTATCCCCGAGAAGCACATCTACGTGTATTCATTCGGTCTTCGGCCGGAGGAACATTAATGGCAGTGTTCAAAAACAACCTGCCAACTGGCTGCCAGTTGGGTAAACAGTAAGTTGTTAGTGACTTTTTTTTAAAAGGTTGCGACATTTTCAAATTGCGGGAATCCCCTTATAGCTTAATAATACCGCCTTTAAATAGTAATATTTAAAGAGCACCAGGGTAATGACCTCGGGGGTAATAACGTATTAAGATTGGGCAATCCGCAGCCAAGCTTCTCCGCGAGAGAAGAAGGTTCAGAGACTAAATGGAAATGGGTACGACGCCGCCTATGGGCAGCGAGTGCTTAAGATATAGTCCACTCCCTGCAATCTTTGATTGCGTAAATACACTGAAAGGTGGGGTATAAAGGCAGCCGTCGGGCACTGTTAACATGAGTCGTATCGATAACGCTCAGTTAGTCTTTGATTTAACAAACCCTGCTCAGCTCCCTGCGCCCTCGTCGCAGTGGGTCGGCGCTAAACATCCCATGGCGCTAAAAGTAATGGTTCATACCCATTGCTAGTTTCAAAAAATTATTTTTAAAAAAGTTGAATAATGAGTATGAAGCAACACGTGTTGTTGCGGGAACCCCCTAAAGTTCTAACTACCACCCAAACTGTGTAAGCAGAATGGGGACCACTGTTAATTGCAGTTCTCGGTGAACTTCGTTCACGGTCAATCTTATATTGGCCTGGTAACAATGTTAGAAATTGGGCAATCCGCGGGTATTTTCCTCTGTTTCGTCACGCAAGAAACGAGGAAGACCGTCAACGACTGCTGGCACGTGGGCATGAGTGAGTTAGCACCTCACAGAGATTGCTTAAGGTACAGTCTAATCCCTACTTAAATATCTTGAAAAAGAGGGTAGTAAATGACGGGTCAGATAAAATTGTCTGAAAAAGTGTTGGTTCAAAGCCAATGCTAGTTTTTTTCTAAAAAGCAACAAATTCAAATTGCGGGAACTCCCTTAAACTTTAAACTACCACCCATTCTGTGCAAGCTGGATGGGGACCACTGTTAATTGCAGTTCTCCGGTAAAAACGTTTAAGATTGGGAAATCCGCAGCCAAGCTTCTAGTGTGAATAAAGTTCACGGTCAATCTTAGATTGAAAATAGAAGAAGGTTCAACGACTAGACGGATTTGGGCGATTGCAAGGCAATCGCTTAAGGTATAGTCTAAACCCTAATTAAGTACATCGAAAGATGGGGTATAATTGATCGATCTTCGCTACTTAGAAACATAGGTAGCTAAAGTGATGGACAAAATCCATTGCTAGTCTAAATTAAATTCCTTAAAAAGTTAAAAAAATAGGCAACATGTGTTGTTGCGGGGAACTCCTTAAGTTCTAACTACCACCCAAACTGTGTAAGCGGAATGGGGACCACTGTTAATTGCAGTTCTCGGTGAACTTCGTTCACGGTCAATCTTAGATTGGCCTGGTAACAATGTTAGAAATTGGACAATCCGCGGGTATTTTCCTCTGTTTCGTCATGCAAGAAACGAGGAGGACCGTCAACGACTGCTGGCACATGGGCATGAGTGAGCTAGCACCTCACAGAGATTGCTTAAGGTACAGTCTACTCCCTGCACGAACTTAATAATTCGCGCGTAAATATTCTGAAAAGAAGGGTAGAAAGGAACTACAACGTCTAAAAATACTAGGACTTAAAAGCAACCTGCCAATGCTGTGTGGACAAGCATTGGGCAAACAGTAAGTATTCCATCCGGATGTATACACATCGGTTATATACAGTTGCTAGTGATCTGTTTAGGTGTCCAACCACAATTTATTCTACTAACATGTTTAGCTGATATATTGTACATTTTAGCTATTTCAACTTGTGTTTTTGTTTTTAGCAATTCAATTATATTTTCTATGTCTTCGTCAGTTAATTTTCGTCTAACTGCAGATATTTTCAATTTAGTTTCATCTGACACTTTTCTTTTTCTATTTTTATTGGCTTCTGAAATTTTTTTATTATGAGATTCTGGTCTATTTTTAGCATAGTCACGCATCTTTTCGCGATGATTATCTGATTTGGGTTTACCCTTTTGCCATATACTCATTTTAATCTTAGTTTCATTTGATGGTTTGCAACCTTCTCCTCCTTTTGTTAAATTATATCCATTAGGGGACAGTGAATTGAAATGATTTATATAAAATTCTTCATATTCATTTAATTGCTCATCAGGAACAGAATCAATTTCGTAAATTTTAAAATTGTTTATTCCATGTTTACGAATTGAATTATTCAAAAAATGACATTGTCTTTTAGTATTTTGTCTAAGTTCACTTAAGTGTCCTTTCCATCTTAATTCAATAGTTCTTTCTGTTTTGCCAACGTATAATTTGTCGGTTATTAAATTTTGAATTGCATAAATAAACCCCATGTTTGTTTTAAATATTATGTGACATCTTTAAACATATTTGCGACACTGTCAAATTGTTCGGGAAATCCCTTAGAACCTATGCTACCGCTTTTGCGTAGTGATACGTAAAGAGCACCAGGGTAATGACCTCGGGTACGGTAATAACGCATAGGATTGGGTAACCCGCAGCCAAGGTGTTCCTCCGGGGACACTGCAGTTCAGAGGCCAAATGTCAGTGGGTACGAAGTCAGTTTCGGATTGACTGAGCGCTTAAGATATGGTCCATCCCTCTTTGGAAACTTAGGGGTAGAAGAGTACGTATTATGTCTGGTATAGAAAAAATCCGCCTGTACCAAATAGTCAGCCGCGCAATTGGTTATTTGCTTCACCAATTGTGATCAAACTGTATAAGAGCAAATCTATGTATAAAACTGGCTAGTATTTTATGGACGGCTAAGTCGTAAAATGCAACATACCTTGAAGCGGGGAACTCCTTAGCGTCTTTGGTACCACTTTTTTGTTGAAAAGCAAAAAAGGAACACAGCTAACAACTGTTCTCCGGTAACAATCCAAAGAATTGGACGATCCGCAGTGTGACTACCTAAATTCGAACATGACAGAATATGGTAGCCCTTCAACGACTGAACGGGTGTGGTGGGGAGCTGTAGTCAACAGCAATGAACCATTAAGATACAGTCTGGATTATAAAGAAATTTATGATACTAGTGAAACGGGGCGGTCTCGCTTTAATGAGAGTAGAGCTTAACAGCATCTTGCTTGTAATATTATTGGCTCTGTTACAAGAAAAACAATTAGTCTCCAATTATTTAGATAGACAGATGCTAGTATTCCCGCCTTGTGCGGTAGAATGCGACACAACCTGGATGCGGGGAACTCCTTAAGTTCATACTACCACCCTTTTGTCGAGAGGCACTGGGGGAACACGGTTAATTGCCGTACCCAATGGTAAAAATGTAAGCGAATTCCGAAAGGAGTTCGCGCGGTGTCGACGCTTGCAAACTTCGTTTGCGCCCGAACTTCGTTCGGCGTCGAGCGACACGACAAGGCGTGTCGACGGCACCGCAGAAATTGGACAATCCGCAGCTGAGAATCTTAAAAAGGTTCCGGTTCAACGACTGCAAAGGTGTGGGTGCGAGCGCTTAATAGGCCGCGAGCGCTTAAGGTACAGTCTGCCCCCATTGGAAACATTGGGGAGTTGGCGACTCCAACTAATTTGCCTACGGCAAATTTTCGTATTACATGCGTTGTTTGGCGCTTTGCGCGAAGCGCATTTTATGGCTATTCTACTAGCCCAAAAAGTAAAAAGTCAGAAAATCCCAGAAAACCACAAAAAACCCAAAAAACCTCGCTTGGTTCGGCAACCCACGGAAGGTCCCAATGCTTTGTAGGGAAGCGGCGGGGCCATTGCCGGGGGTTGTTGCGGCAGCTCCGGACGGGGCGAGACCACTGAATTCAAGGTTGATAAAGTCTGTTAGCCATCTTCACCAGAATGATGGCGGGGCCTTCCGGGGTTCTGAGTCACCTAGGGTATTTTCCAACTCACAGATTAAAAGTCGTAGCTGAATGGCGCGCACCAGCCCATCTCCGTATTGATACCTACACCCCTTCCACTGGGTCACTGGGTACAGCGTGAGATTCGGGGGCCATAGTTGGGGCAGTGGAATTGTAAGACCTTGGCTATTGTCGACTCATGTACGAGACGTACGTGTAATTTTTTTTTCCTGCGCGTTTTTTTCGTAAAGCCTCGCAGAAAAAAAATATATATATGTATAGTTAAATGGAGAGAACAACAAATACCATCGCGCCAATCGCCAAGTCGTGGGTTACACCATTAACAAATCAGCAAATTCTTGAAAGATATAGAGGTAATATTAGCTTTAAAAATCAAAATCTCCGCGGGGCCAATCTCGAAGAGGCCACTCTCACAGGGGCCAAACTCGAAGGGGCCAAACTCGAAGGGGCCCATCTCCGCGGGGCCCATCTCGAAGGGGCCCATCTCGAAGGGGCCCATCTCCGCGGGGCCGATCTCGAAGGGGCCCATCTCCGCGGGGCCTATCTCCAAAGGGCACATCTTGACGAAGCGCCAAACGGACCGACCGTACTCACAAGAGCCAATCTCAGATGGGCCGATCTCACAGGGGCCGTACTCACAGGGGCCGTACTCACAGGAGCCAATCTCGAAGGGGCCGATCTCACAGAAGCCAATCTCGAAGGGGCCGATATCAAAGGAGCCAATTTCGAAGGGGCCATTGTTAAAGATATTAAACTGGAGAATGTGAAAAATCTGGAAAAAGCGAAGAATCTACATTTAAATAGAAAAGTGGTGAAAAACGATAAAGAAATGACAATTATTATAGAATCACATGGATCTTCTACTTCAAAGTTCTTTCTTGTTCCAGACAACGTAAAAATTAATACAAAGTCTGATGTTGGCACTGTATGTGCTTATGATTTTTTTAAATCTAAAAATTTTATTTTATATGATCTTGATTGGATTAAACACAGTAAAGGAAATATAATACCGGACTTTTCATTGAATACTCAGGGTGTTGGAAGCTTAGGTAAATTTGGTATTTATGTACTAAAGGGAGGACCACTTACTTGTGATAATTATGAATTCATAAATGATATGAATAATATGAATTATGGACCGAAGAAGAATATCACATGTGAAGATAACAATGACGATTTTCTAAGAATAACTTTTGATAAAATATTATTATCAGATTTAATAAAAGGTTTAAAAAAAAAATTTCCAGAATATGTAAAAATAAACATATACGATATTTCTTGCAATGCGCTTGATTTGGTTTCAGCGAAACAAATACAATGTTTCAATTTAACAGGTGATTTATCTAAAAAAACAACTCCCACCGAAACAGTAACAACGTTTGAAGATGGTGGCCGCCTTAAAAGGCTTAGCTTTATTACCGCGGCACCATATGAACACTTTATTAAAAAAGAGGATGACTCAATTGAATATAGAACAGACCATACTAAAGACCAAGATTTTTCGGCTTTTAGGGAGTACGATTATTCGAAAGAAATCGAAGAGAATATTATAAATAAAAGCTTATTGACCGAAGGAGGCAAAGAAAAAATGGAGGAAATGCTTACAGAGACATTTAATATGAAGGATGTGTGTTTTTTACTTGTTTGTGTTTATTTATTTGTTGAAAATAAAGGAAATGAAAAAAAATTATTTGACGAGATCGAAGCGAATACAGAAGAACAGAAAAAATACAAAGCTGAAATTGGAAAATTTTTTACATTTACAAATAATATTAAATTTGGCCGTCGCCGATCGCAACGCAAAATAAAACGCCGTATCGACGCGAAGCGTCGAAGCATACGGCGAAGCCGTATCGACGCGAAGCGTCGAAGCATACGGCGAAGCCGTATCGACGCGAAGCGTCGAAGCATACGGCGAAGCCGTATGACCTCTGGTCAACGCGACGCGAAGCGTCGGCTGCGTTCTATAAAGAAGCGTGGTGTTTCAACATAATTTTTGAATGAATTAATTAAGGGCCGTCGACTCATGTACGAGACGTACGTGTAATTTTTTTCCCTGCGCGTTTTTTCGTAAAGCCTCGCAGAAATAAAACATATATGTATAGGCTTTCTTAGAGTTACTTCGTAAATAAAATGTTTACTTAACATAAATATATGTCTACAACATTATTTAAAATATTTAGATGTTGGGGGGGACGTAAAAACGTAAATGATAATATGGATTTATATGAAATGGACGAGGGTGATGATGCGGAAACATGTCCTTCAACTTACAGAATTGAAGATAGTTGTAATAAAGTAGATGCAAACAGAACAGAAGTAAATAAAAAAATAAATATTGATAATCGTATAGATTTCATAAAGAAGTTATACAAACAATTAATAATTGTATTAAAAAGTAATCCTTATTATCTTATCAAAGTCTTTGTTTTTGAATTGGATTTATCGGAAGAAGAAATTGAAAGTGTAAGAAATAACATAATAAACAGTGATGAAACATTATTAAAGGGTCCTTCGTCAAATGAAGTAGGAAGAATATATAATATAATTGATTTAATTAATAAATTGAGAAATTCTTATGCGTCAGATGTTCTAAACTTTACAAATAGCATAAATATTCGTAAATCCGCAATGTATGGTGGTAATAATTTTTTACAGTCCATTACACACCCATGTAACCAAAACATACCATCTTTTCAAAATTTTTTTAGAACTTACTACGGTAAAGAAAACATTAATGACTGTATTAATATGTTCATATACGTACCCTTATATTACAACTCAATAAGTAATAAGATATCATTTTTTACACAATATTTTCAGCCTTTATTTTTTTATGGACTTGATATATTGTTAGCAAAATATGAAAAAGAATTATATGATCTAGGTATTTCTAAAAATTCACAAACAGACGAAAATAATAAAAAAATTATACTTGGAAAGATAGGATACGATTTGGATCTTCTCAAAAGAAGTATAAATGTTTCATACAAAGATGTGTATGATAATGTCAAAATTGGTTCAAAAATTGAGAAGAAAATTGATGATTCACAAAAAAGATTAAAACAGATGATATTTAATCATTATCTAATAAAGACTAACACAATTGAAGGAGTTATTGTTGATGAAAAAGAACTATATGGAAATTCAGATCTTTGTAATCAACCATATATATATGACAGGCTTGATGATGAATATAAGAAATATTGGGAATTACAATTATCTTCATTTCAATATGACAAGAATGAAACGCCTATTAGTAAAATAGGTGACCTGGAAAAATGCGAGGATGTTCGAAAAGAAATAGATATATTATTAGGGACCAACCCAATCAAATACGGAAAAGTAAAGTCTAAAAAAAAGCGGGCGAAAAAGTCTCGGATGAGAAAATCAATGACGCGACAAACGCGCAGATTGGCGCGGAGCAAGAAAAAGCTATCTCTTGCGAAGCGTCGATCTTCTATTTTTTATACGCCTACTTGATTTGCGTTTTTTGAGGATTACGCGCGATTTTCTGCGTAAAGTTCCATATTTGTTATTTTTTAGTGTCTCGAAAAAATCACTTTCTTTATATTCTGTATAAAACTTCCATTTTTTAGATGCTTGGGGTTGATTTTTTTCCTTCTTTTCCTTCTTTTTAAACTCTTCCTTTTGTTCTTCTGACAATCCTGTTCCTGCTTCTATAATGCCTCTTTTTTCTAGTTCTTTTTGAAGGTTTATCACAAGATCTTGATTGATTCTTGGATCTTTTTCTTTTTTTTCTTTTTTTTTGGAACCTGTATTTTCCAATTTTTCTTCTTGTTCTTGGTTAGAAACATTGTCATATATATCATTCATTGAAGTTATTTCGGATTTAAGTAATTGTTTAAGTTCACCTAAGCCCCCGTATAAATACGGTTTAGGTGAGTTTTCATTAAAAACATTGTCTTTTAAAATATTTTGAATGTTAGGATTTCGACTTTGAATATTTAAAAAAGTTAAAAGCTTAAGAATTTTTTCATCTGATTCTGTTTTTTCTTCTTTGTTATTTAAAGAATCTTTTGTGTCTAAGAGAACACGTTTTAGCGTGGGGACTGTTGATGAAACCGATTCTTCTTCGTTTGGTTTCTCTTTTATTTGACTTTCTATGTAGATCTTAAATTGTTGTTTATCTTCATCTGATTTTTTATTCCATAATTCATTTATTTTGAAAACTAGGTAATATAATGCTTTTTCAGTTTTATTACCCTCCTTTGATAATAATTGTTCATAATTTTCAGAAATTGTCCTATTTTTATATGCAATTAATTGTCCAAATTCTTTGTTATCGAGCCATTTTTTTTCTTCTCCCAAATTGTTTATAAATTCATCCCATGCTTTCTGTTTATTTTTTTTAGCTGTGATTGACAAATCTTCGCTAAAAGTGTAGTAATGTGGAATATCTCCAGTTTGTATATTTATTTGATACTTTACACCGTCACCAATAGTTTTTCGTCTTTTTTCAAATTCACTATTTACAATTTTTTTACGTTTTTCTTTAATTCTTTCATTATTTACAATTTCTGGGTTACCTTCTTTGTCAGTTGTAATATAATTTTCAGAGTAAAGTTGATTATATATATTTTTTAGCGAATCCAGGAAATAATTTAATCTCTTAAGTTTTCTTTCAAACATTTCTATATCATTTTCACATTTATTTTTGATATCGCCGGGTTTAAGTTTTTTTTCTTCAAATTTGTCATAAATTTTTATAGATTGCTTATAAATTCTACTAAGTGGTTCATAATCTTTCTTGTATTTCTTTTTTATTTTGTCGGCGTTTCCTGTGTTGTTGAAATCAACATAATCAACATACAACTCTTTAAAATCATCCCCATATGTGTACTTTTTTTTATTTTCTTCTATTTCTAATCTTGAATAAATAACTTTAATAACCGAAATATTAAACTCGTAATAATTTTTTTTAACAAACTTTAAGAAATTTATATACGCATCCAAATTAATTTGTCTACTCGATATTATATTTGGAATATATTCTTCCCTAATCTTATCGCAAGGGCTCTTTTTCTCGTCGTCCTTTAACATATCATCAAGTACATCTTTTTCAAGTTTATAAGAAATATTATTAGCTGCGGTATCTTGTTTGACATCTAATACACTTTCTATTAAATCGTCAGATAAACTTAGAACCCCGTTACAATTTTCTTTTTTTTTACCGGCCAAACGACCAAGACTCTTGCGGAGATTGAGGAGGGCATTCATGTCTATTTGTATTATCAAATATTTTAAATTAATTAATTTTTTGATTAATTAATCTCTTGATTAATTAATTAGAAAATAAATGGGTGCGGTGTTAGTTCTTCCGCTTATTTTAGTGCCGGTAATAATTGTTTGTTCTATAATAGGTATAATATTGGGAATATATTTTGCTAGGCGTTCAAAGGGTTGGGCCATTTTAAAATTCCTAGGTGGTTTATTTATTGGACTCTTCTTGGCATTCTTAATTCTATTGGCAGTTGGATTGTCATTAAATTAAAAATATATGCTATATATATTACGCTTCGCGTGGTTTCGCCACTTCCATGTATATGTTTTGCCATATATTCAATGTTGTTTTGCTATTAATTGCACAGACTCTTGGCTCGGCAGCCGAATGTGGTGTGCCTTCGGCAGTCCGGGAATGTGTTCAATCGGACGGTCTTCATTTTTTGTTTGTAGGTAATAGTTTTACGTCTGTTAATAATTTACCGGGGATGTTTGCAAAGATGGCTGTTGCAGGTGGGTATCGTGGAGATACGTATTTTTCAGGGTTTGGTTCTGCGACGTTTCGGACGCACTATTTGGATCCTAAATTGCCGTTTTATGTGAATATGAGCTTTGCGCTGCCTAAAGGGCAATCTTCTAAGTGGGATGCTATCATAATGCAGGAGCAATCGATGTTTCTTTCGCAAGCGCCTTCTGTATATAAGCAAAATTCGGTTCCATGGGCGATCAAGTTGTATAATATGTTTGCGAATGCGACCACAAAGGTTCTATTATATGAGACGTGGGGCTATAAGAATGGCAATCCATCTGCAATGACGGGGTTAGACGATGATTATTACAAGATGCAAAACAGGCTGTGGGGTGGGTATAATTATACGATGCAAAGCATTGCGTCGTCCGAAGGCTCGACGTTTTTCCGCACACCAGTTGACATTGTCCCTGTAGGGCAAGCGTGGGCAGTCGCACAAAAAAAGTTACCAAAACGTATGTGGCAACAAGACGGGATGCATCCTCAGCCTAGTGGTACGTATTTGGCCGCGTGTGTATTCTATGCCAAGTATTTTAATCGATCCCCGGTAGGTAACAAGTATGTTCCAAAAGGTGTTACTGCTAAGAATGCAAAGTTGTTGCAGAAAATTGCGGCCGATACGGTTAGCACATTATTAAGAAAATGAAAATAATATATATATATATATTGGCGCTTCGCGCAAATTAAATCTTTGATTATTCTTATATAAGAATAATAATCGAAATATGAATGCTGAATTATTAGATGCGGTGAGAGAAAACAGGGCGGCTGATGTTCGACGGTTGTTGAGAAATGGTGCAGATGCGAATGTTCATAATATTTTTGCAGAAACTCCGTTAATGTTCGCTGCGCGTAATGGCAATGTGACTATTATGCTTATGCTTATGAATAGGGGGGCGCGCCTAGAGGACGAAGATAGGACTGGGAGTACAGCATTAATATGGGCAGCGTTTGGATTATCGGCAGATGCGTTGCAGTTATTGATTGAGAGAAATGCGAATGTGAATAAAATAGATGATCGCGGATTTGGCGCAATTGAATGGGTGATAGCAAGAGATGGATTAAATTTATTTCATGATGCGCCAGGATTGCATGCAATCCAAGAATTAATTCTTGGCGGTGCAAGTTTTAATAATGTAAGTAAGCGTCATTTGCTAATTATATATAGCCGTAGTGGCGAAGATGTTCGTCAGATAATAGACGATTCTGGTAGAGAGTTGTGGATTGAGCCGGAAATGGAGGATTTTTAAAAAAATTAAATCTTTGATTTAATTAACAAATGGACATGGACGAAGCATTAGTTGGTGCCGCCGATCGGGGGGATCTCCAAGCGGTCCGAGAACTTCTCGCAGCGGGCGCAGATCCTAATGAAGGGGCTGATGGTCTTCCCCCGCTCTATCTTGCCATCATGAGCTCTAAAGAGAACAGACGCGCTATTATCCTAGAACTTCTTGATGCGGGCGCGGATCCGAATTTTGTACGGGTTTATGGTGACAATCGTACGACCGTTCTCGGGATTGCCACCGGACAGGACGAACTTGATCTGGTCCAAGAACTTCTCGCAGCGGGCGCGGATCCGAATGCAGGTGACACCATGTTTACAGCCATTGAGACGGATGGGCCCAACCATCTCGCTATTCTCCGAGAACTTCTCGCAGCGAATGGGGATCCGAATAAACGTAAACGTCATGGTAACTTTTTATTAATTAATGCCGTTGCCGCTGAAGAGGGGGCGCGTCTCACCGTGATCCAAGAACTTCTCGCAGCGGGCGCGGATCCTAATATGCGCGATAGACTCGGCGCCACCGCGCTCACTGTGGCCGGTATATGGAGGAATGTACCTGTGATCCGAGAACTTCTCGAATGGGGTGCGGATCCTACCTTGGAGGACAATTATGACAATTATGGTAGGACGCCGCTTCGATTCCCGGCGGTGCAACAAGCGTGGCAGGAGAGGTTAGCGGCTCAGCGTGGACTGGATGAGTTTAGTACGAGACACAATCTTCCACCCCGCTTTTCTGAACAAGTTTTTCGGAATCTTTATCGTAGTCGAAAAAATAAAATCTTTTGATTTAATTAACAAATGGACATGGACGAAGCATTATTTGGTGCCGCCGATCGGGGGGATCTCCAAGCGGTCCGAGAACTTCTCGCAGCGGGCGCGGATCCTAATGCAGCGGTTCATGGTAATACCGCACTCTTTATTGCCGCCCTACGAGACAATCTCCTTGTGGTCCAAGAACTTCTCGCAGCGGGCGCGGATCCTAATGCAACGGTTGATGGTAATACCGCACTCTTAAGTGCCGCTGGTCAGGGGCGTCTCCCCGTGGTCCAAGCACTTCTCGCAGCGGGCGCGGATCCGAATGTATTCGAAGAAGAATTCGAAGGTGAGACCATACTCCATGCAGCCGCATACAGTGACGGGCCCGACTATCTCGAAGTGGTCCAAGCACTTCTCGCAGCGGGCGCGGATCCGAATATACGTGGTGGGGGGGGTGAAATCGCGCTCTATGGGGGTGGCCGTCCCCCAGTGGTCCGAGAACTTCTTGCAGCGGGCGCGAATCCTAATATACGCGGAATATTTGGCATGACCGCGCTCCTTGGTGCCGCTATGGATGGCGATGTCCCCGTGATCCGAGAACTTATCGCATGGGGTGCGGATCCTACTTTGGCGGACGTTCACGGTAGGACGCCGCTTGACTACCCGGTGGTGCAACAAGCGTTTCGGAACTATGAGCCGGAAGCTGAAGATTTAATTTAACGCGCGAACCAAATTGCTTCGCATTTATTTTGTTGCCTAAGACTACCCGAAGTTTATGATATGGTTTACCGGAATCTTTATCGTCGTTGACAAAAAAAATCTTTGGTTTAATTAATAGAATGAATGACGAAGCATTGATTGGTGCTGTCGATGAGGGGGATCTCCAAGCGGTCCGGGAACTTCTCGCAGCAGGCGCGGATCCTAATGCAATGGATAATAGTGGTTTTACCGCGCTATATATTGCTGCTAGTGAGAAGCATCTCGAAGTGGTCCGGGAACTTCTCGCAGCAGGCGCGGATCCTAATGCAATGGATAATAATGGTTTTACCGCGCTATATATTGCTGCTAGTGAGGAGCATCTCGAAGTGGTCCAAGAACTTCTCGCAGCGGGCGCGGATCCTAATATGCGCGATAGAATCGGCTTCACCGCGCTCTATATTGCCGCCGATCGAGGCAATTTCGCTATTGTCCGAGAACTTCTCGCAGCGGGCTCGAATCCTAATGCAAGTCCCAGGATAATACGTGCGGCCGTTCAGTCCGGTAATATTCTTGTGGTCCGAGCACTTCTCTCAGCGGGCTTGGATCCTAATATGCCCGGATTATACGGCAAGACCGCGCTCCATAGTGCCGTTATTGATGGCAATCTCCCCGTTATCCGAGAACTTCTCGCAGCGGGCGCGGATCCTAATATACGCGATAGAGGCGGCGCCACCGCGCTCCTTAATGCCGCTATGCATGGCAATGTCCCCGTGATCCGAGAACTTATCGAGTGGGGTGCGGATCCTACCTTGGCGGACAATCGTGATAGGACGCCGCTTGACTACCCGGCGGTGCAACAAGCGTGGCAGGAGAGGTTAGCGGCTCAGCGTGGACTGGATGAGTTTAGTACGAGACACAATCTTCCACCCGGCTTTTCTGAACAAGTTTTTCGGATTCTTTATCCAAGTTGAAAAATATATATATATGTATATATATATATATATAAATTGCGAATGATCGACGTTGAAAAAAAATAAAATCTTTGATTTAATTAATTAACAAGTTAAATTAACAAGTTAATTAAATCTTTGATTTAATTAACAAATGGACATGAACGACGAAGAATTAGTTTTTGCCGCTGGTGAGGGGGATCTCCAAGCGGTCCGGGAACTTCTCGCAGCGGGCGCAGATCCGAATTTATATGACGGTAATTGGAATGCACTTACTGCAAGTTCCAAGGAAGGTCATCTCGAAGTGGTCCAAGAACTTCTCGCAGCGGGCGCGGATCCGGATGCAACGGTTCGTGGTAATACAGCACTCGTAAGTGTCTTAAGTGTCGCTGATGTTGAGGAGCGTCTCCCCGTGGTCCGAGCACTTCTCTCAGCGGGCGCGGATCCTAATATACCCGGAATTTACGGCCAGACCGCGCTCTGGCTTGCCATTCGAAATGGCGAACTTGATATTGTCCTAGAACTTCTCGCAGCGGGCGCGGATCCTAATATACCCGGATTTTACGGCCAGACCGCGCTCCATAGTGCCGTTATTGATGGCAATCTCCCCGTGGTCCGAGAACTTCTCGCAGCGGGTGCGGATCCGAATGCAACAACGGTTCGTGGTAATACCGTACTCTTAAGTGCCGCTATGCGCGCTATGCGTGGCGATGTCCCCATGATCCAAGAACTTATCGCATGGGGTGCGGATCCTACCTTGGCGGACGATCTTGGGAGGATGCCGCTTGACTACCCGGCGGTGCAACGAGCGTGGCAGGAGAGGTTAGCGGCTGAGCGTGGTCTGGATGAGTTTAGTACGAGACACAATCTTCCACCCGGCTTTTCTGAACAAGTTTTTCGGAATCTTTATCTTGATCGACGTTGAAAAAAATCTTTGATTTAGTTAATTAACAAATAGAATGAATGACGAAGAATTAATGACTGACGAAGAATTAATGAATGACGAAGTGAATGACGAAGTGAATGGCGAAGAAATAGTTTTTGCCGCCGTTCGGGGTGATCTCCAAGCGGTCCGGGAACTTCTCGAAGCAGGCGCGGATCCGAATGTAATGAATAATGGTAATACCGCGCTATATATTGCTGCTGGTGAGGAGCATCTCGAAATGGTCCAAGAACTTCTCGCAGCGGGCGCGTATCCGAATGCAATAGTTGGTGGTGTTACCGCGCTCTATATTGCCTCCGTTCGGGGCAATCTCGATATTGTCCAAGAACTTCTCGCATGGGGCTCGAATCCTAATGCAAGTCCCGCGATAATAATTGCGGCCGCTCAGTCTGGCAATGATCTTGTGGTCAGAGAACTTCTCGCAGCGGGCGCGGATCCAAACATACCCGGAGCATACGGCATGACCGCGCTTCTTTACGCCGCTATATTTTTCATAGATGGCGATGTCCCCGTGATCCGAGAACTTATCGCATGGGGTGCGGATCCTACCTTGGCGGACGATCTTGGTAGGACGCCGCTTGACTACCCGGTGGTGCAACAAGCGTGGCAGGAGAGGTTAGCGGCTGAGCGTGGCCTGAATGAGTATAGTACGAGACACAATCTTCCATCTGGCTTTTCTGAACAAGTTTTTCGGATTCTTTATCCACGTTGAAAAATATAAAATCTTTGGTTTAATTAATTTAACGCGCGAACCAAATTGCTTCGCATTTATTTTGTTGCTTAAGACTACCCGAAGTTTCTGATATGGTTTACAGGAATCTTTATCGTAGTTGAAAAAATAAAATCTTTTGATTTAATTAACAAATGGACATGAACGACTATGAATTAGTTTTTGCCGCCGATCGGGGGGATCTCCAAGCGGTCCGAGAACTTCTCGCAGCGGGCGCAGATCCGAATTCAAATGACGGTGATTGGAATGCACTTACTGCAAGTTCCATGAGAGGTCATCTCCGTGTGGTCCAAGAACTTCTAAATTCGGGCGCGGATCCTAATGTAGCGGTTCGTGGTAATACCGCACTCTTAAGTGCCGCTGGTGAGGGGCGTCTCCCCGTGGTCCAAATACTTCTCGCATGGGGTGCGGATCCGAATAGAGAGACCATACTCTATGCAGCCGCATACAGTAACGGGCCCGACTATCTCGAAGTGGTCCAAGCACTTCTCGCAGCGGGCGCGGATCCGAATATACGTAGTGGGGAGGGTGGAATCGCGCTCTATGGGGGTGGCCGTCTTCCAGTGGTCCGAGCACTTCTCGCAGCGGGCGCGGATCCTAATATACGCGGTAGAGTCGGCATGACCGCGCTCGCTGTGGCCGGTATATGGCAGAATGTCCCTGTGATCCGAGAACTTATCGCGTGGGGTGCGGATCCTACCTTGGCGGACGTTCATGGTAGGACGCCGCTTGACTACCCGGAGGTGCAACGAGCGTGGCAGGAGAGGTTAGCGGCTCAGCGTGGACTGGATGAGTTTAGTACGAGACACAATCTTCCACCCCGCTTTTCTGAACAAGTTTTTCTGAATCTTTATAAATAAAATCTTTGATTTAATTAACAAATGGACATGAACGACGAAGAATTAGTTTTTGCCGCCGGTCGGGGGAATCTCCAAGCGGTCCGAGAACTTCTCGCAGAGGGCGCAGATCCGGATTCAAATGACGGTTATTGGAATGCACTTACTGCAAGTTCCATGAGAGGTCATATCCGTGTGGTCCAAGAACTTCTGAAAGCGGGCGCGGATCCTAATGCAGCGGTTCGTGGTAATACCGCACTCTTAAGTGCCGCTGGTGAGGGGCGTCTCCCCGTGGTCCAAATACTTCTCGCAGCGGGCGCGGATCCGAATGCATTCGAAGAAGAATTCGAAGGAGAGACCATACTCTATACAGCCGCATACAGTAACGGGCCCGACTATCTTGAAGTGGTCCGAGCACTTCTCGCAGCGGGCGCGGATCCGAATATACGTGGTGGGGAGGGTAAAATCGCGCTCTATGGGGGTGGCCGTCTTCCAGTGGTCCGAGAACTTCTGAAAGCGGGCGCGGATCCTAATATACCCGGACCATACGGCACCGCGCTTCTTGAAGCCGCTATTGATGGCGAAGTCCCCGTGATCCGAGAACTTATCGCGTGGGGTGCGGATCCTACCTTGGCGGACTATGATGATAGGACGCCGCTTGACTACCCGGCGGTGCAACGAGCGTGGCAGGAGAGGTTAGCGGCTCAGCGTGGACTGGATGAGTTTAGTACGAGACACAATCTTCCACCCCGCTTTTCTGAACAAGTTTTTCGGAATCTTTATCTTGATCGACGTTGAAAAAAATAAATCTTTGATTTAATTGATTTTTGCTAAATATATATATATATACTAATAAATAAAAATGAAATATTCCGTTCGTCGTCGTCGGTCTCGTAGTCGTCGTTCGCGTCGTCGTCGTTCGCGCAGTAGATTTGGTGGTTCCGTATTCAGTCGCCGCAGTTCTCCGCCATCGCCGCATACATCCAGACGTCGCAGTTCTCCGCCATCTCCGCATACAATGAAAGTGAACAATATGCGTGCCGCGCAGAAGAATTTACTCCGTCGTAGAGGAAGTAGTCCAAAGAGTCCAAAAAGTAGTCCAAAAAGTCCGTGGACAAGGCGGTATCAGAGGGTAAAGGGGGCGCAAAAGTATTTGAGGTCTGGTTCTCTGTCGTAAATAGAAGATATGGCTTTTGCCGTATATATATTGAATTTTTAATTTAGCGGTTCTTAATTAAATATTCTATATATATATATATAATTAAATTCTATTTAATTTACAAATGAGTAATCCTCTTTTAGGGGACATCAAAGCGGCTGCAAAGGCTAGAAAACCCGCAAAGGGTTTAAACGACCTTGAAAAACGTTTAGAAGAAGAGAAGAGAAAGGCCGGAGCTTCGAATGTGCCAGGCTTAAAGTCTGTTATTCGCGAAGTTGATGACTGTGCGTCAGAACTGGAGAAGCTGCGAACAAGTAATCCGTATCGTGATGCGTTAATAAAGATAGGACGTATTGATATAGTTGCAGATATAGAGTTAGGTTCATTGAAAACAGAAGATGAGATTCGTGCTAAATTGAAGGAGTTGATAATAAGTGGGGACACGTCGTCGAATTTTTATGAGCTGTTGAGTTCGAAAGTCTTAAAAATGGACGCGGAAGCTAAGAAAAAAGAAGTGGAAAAGTTTAAAAACGACGAAAACGAAAAAATGAAGAATAAATATGCTTACGAAAAAATGAGAAAATATATTATGCAGATTATGCAGATTATGCAGAAAAATAAAATAGCGAATGTCATAGAGCTAACATCTTTATTCGAATTGCCGGAAAAAGAAGCGAAAGATAAAATAAAAGCTCCGCTTCCTACATATATAAATAATGTACTGAATCTGATCGAACATGAAATTCCAGCGGAGAAAAAAGAAGATGCATATAGAGCACTTTTTTCTTTATTGCCGGACAAGTTTGGTGGAACGAACCAAGTGGCGAATGAAGAAAAGAGAGTATATATATATGACAAGATAAAAGAAGCTCAAAAGAACGCGTCGACGCAAATGGCAAAGTTTGGTGCGATGAGGACGAATGAAAAGATGTGGAAGCGAATTGTGTCCAAGGTGCGTGCAGGTTCACGAGGGGGCAAAAGTGGCCAATGGAGTGCAAGAAAGGCGCAATTGTCTGTAAATATGTATAAAAAGGCGGGCGGAGGTTACAAAGGTTGTCGGTCATCGAATAATTCACTGAGGAAGTGGACGCAGCAGCGGTGGAGAACGCGGTCTGGTAAAAATAGTATATTGGGACCAGGAGCGACAGGTGAGCGCTACCTCCCAGAGAAAGCGATACGCAAGCTAAGTAGAAAAGAATATTCATCAACAACAAGGGCGAAAAGGCGATCTCTGAAAAAGAGAAAGCAATATTCCAAGCATCCAAAAAAAATTGCGCGTAGACTTCGTCATTTACGCTTCTCGTAGTCAAGATTGTCTCGCCGTTTGAGCTGTTCCTGTGCTTCGCGTACAAAGTCGGAGATAGGCGAAGGTTCAAAGTAAAGAGGTCTCCGTTGTCCTTGTTCAATGAGTTCCCAAGCCTCATTTTCAGCCTGTACTAGTCTGTCGTGTTGCAATTTGTCTTGTCGATCCCTAATATTTTGTGAATATTGTTTCCATTCCGGGGATTCGTCGCGATTCCTTAATTGTTGTTGAGCTTCCCGAATCCAAGGCTGATCGACGCGAAGCGTCGAAGCATACGGCGAAGCCGTATGATTGCATTCGCAAAATTCTGAATTTCCTGGCATTCTGGTGGCCTCAATGACGCTAATCGGCATTCTGGTGGCCTCAATGACGCTAATCGGCATTCTGGTGGCCTCGATTACGTTAACCGGCATTCTGGTGGCCTCAATGACGTTAACCGGCATTCTGGTGGCCTCGATGACGTTAACCGGCCTTCTGGTGGCCTCGATGACGTTAACCGGCATTTCGGTGGCCTCAATTGCGTAGTTCCAAGGCCAAGGGTCATTAAAAAATGGGTCCGACATGTGATTTCTGTACTCTTGTTTAAGTAGTTTTTTAATTTTTTTACCCTTTTTCTTGGAGCGTCGTTTTGTTTTAGATGATGTAAAGTAGTCCATGTTATATATAATTAAGATTTAAAAAAAAGATTTAAAAAATAAATAAAAAAATGTTGTTTATAAATAATAAATATGTTTAAAAGACTTCAAGGAGGACTTAAAGTAGGACTTAAAGAACTTAAAGAACGGTTAAAGTCGTCGAATGATTCACTATTCAATGCTGTGGAACAAGGCAATGCTAAGGAAGTTGAAGAACTCATAGACGAAAAAAAAATAACCTTGGAAAACGTTAATAACAGGAACAACAGTGACGGGAGTACTGCGCTAATATGGGCTGTAATTAGGAGAAACAAACCTATAGTTAAGAAAATTCTTACTCTTTCTACATATCCTAATGATGTGGAAGCTCTAAATAAATGGTATGCGACCGAGCGTTCGCCTGATCCAAGACCTCTCGTGTTCGATATTAATGCCACAAATAAAGAAGGCAGGAGTGCGCTGTTCTACGCAGCTGACGCAGTAGGAGAGGATGATCATGAAATTTTCGATCTACTAATTGATAAAGGGGCCGACCCCAGAGGGGTCATAGGGGTCATAACCCAAGCCGCAAATGGTGGGAATATGAATCTTGTCGAAAAACTGATACCTAAAATTACTTCTGACTATGACACTTTCAATATTATGTTAGAAGGTGCCGCATCGAATGGTAATACTAACATTGTCAAACTACTATTTCAAAATAATCCAAAAGGATATACTGGCAATACTGCGTTAAAGTATGCCGCAGAGAATGGTCATACCGACATTGTCAGACTACTAATTGACGAAGGGGCCGATGTTAATACGAAAAACTTATATAATAAGACTGCGTTAATGTATGCCGCAGAGAAAGGACTTACTGAAATTGTCAAACTACTAATTGACAAAGGGGCCGATGTTAACAAGAAAGATGAAGATTATATGTTACTTTTTGCAATTGGAAAGACTGCGTTAATGTATGCCGCAGAGAAAGGACATACTGAAATTGTCAGACTACTAATTGAGGCAGGGGCCAATGTTAATACGAAAAACGTATATAATCAGACTGCGTTAATGTATGCCGCAGAGAAAGGACATACTGAAATTGTCAGACTACTAATTGACAAAGGGGCCGATGTTAACTTTGTCGACATGAACTACAATCGAAAGACTGCGTTAATGTATGCCGCAGAGAACGGTCATATTGACATTGTCGAAGAACTAATTAAGGCAAAGGCCGATGTTGATAAGAAAAACGGAGATGGAAATACTGCGCTAATGTTTGCTGCGAAGAAAAAACATAATGACATTGTCGAACTACTAATTGGAAAAGGTGCCGATCCTAAATTAAAAAATAAAAAGGGCGAATACGCTGATGGTACGAGTGAATATAGAAAAACTAAAATAAGTCCGTCTTTCGGACGGCGTAGTAAGCGGCGTAGTAAGCGGCGTAGTAAGCGGCGTAGCAAATGTGCGAACCGCGTTCGTAGACGGTCGCGATCTAAAAAACTGAAAAAATAAAAATGTTGATTGATAAATAAATGGATACAATTAGCCGTTGGTTTTCGTCGTCGGCGAATAATAAATTACTAAAAGAAGTGGCAAAAAACGATAACGTTGAAGTTAACAAACTCATAAACACTGGAAAAATAAACTCGAAAAACGTTAATTACAAGGACGAAGAAGGGCGTACTGCGCTAATGTTGGCTGCGAGGAATAGAAACCAACTTATGGTTGGAAAAATTCTTTCTGTTAGTCCTAAAATTGATGAAGTAGATAAGTCAGGCGAGACTGCGCTGTTTTACGCAATAGAGACTAAAATTTTCGACGCAGAAAATGTTAAAATTCTCGAACTACTAAGTAAGGGGGGTGCCAATTTTAATGCGAAAGATAAGAATAGCCAGACTGCGCTAATATGGGCCGCACAGAATGGTCGTACTAATATTGTAAAAGCACTAATTGACAATGGGGCCAATGTTAATGTTCAGGATGAACTTGGCAATACTGCTTTGTTTTACACATCCTCTTATGGTTTCTCGGATTCTTCGCAGCAGGACATTTTCAAACTACTAATTGACAATGGGGCCAATGTGAACATACAAAACCAAGATGGCCAGACTGCACTAATGTGGGCCTTAAACTCAAAAGAGACTAATTTTAAACTTGCCGAACTACTAATTAACGCAAATGCCAATGTTAATATTCGGGAAAATCTTTATGGCAAGACTGCGTTAATGTATGCCACAGAGACAGGTTATATTGAAACTGTCAAACTACTAATTGACAAAGGGGCCGATGTTAATGTTCAGGATAAACTTGGCAATACTGCGTTAATGTGGGCCGCAGCGAATGGACATTTTTTAACTGCCGAACTACTAATTAGCAAAGGGGCCAAGGTTGACATACAAAACAATAACAAAAATACTGCGCTAATTTTGTCCGTAAAGAATGGTTATATTAAAAATATCAAACTACTACTTAGCAAAGGGGCCAATGTTGACATAAAAAACAATGAAGGAAATACTGCGCTAATTTTGTCCGCAGAGAAAGGTTATGCTGAAATTGTCGAAGAACTACTTAAAAAAGATGCCGATGTTGACATAAAAAACAAGAACGGAAATACTGCGCTAATTTTGTCCGCAGGTTATGCTGAAATTGTCGAAGAACTACTTAAAAAAGATGCCGATGTTGACATAAAAAACAATGACGGAAATACTGCGCTAATTTTGTCCGCAGGTTATATTAAAAATATCAAACTACTACTTAGCAAAGGGGCCGATGTTGACATACAAAACAATGACGGAAATACTGCGCTAATTTTGTCCGCAGAGAAAGGTTATGATAAAACTGTCGAAGAACTACTTAAAAAAGATGCCAAGTTTGACATACAAAACAAAGACAGAAATACTGCGCTAATTTTGTCCGCAAAGAATGGTTATATTAAAAATATCACACTACTACTTAGCAAAGGGGCCGATGTTAACAAACAAAACAAAGACGGAAATACTGCGCTAATTTTGTCCGCAAAGAATCGTTATGCTCAAATTGTCAAAGAACTAATTGACGCAAAGGCCGATGTTAAGATAAGAAACAATGACGGATATACTGCTATTGATAGTGCCCAAAATGATATAATCAAAGACATTATAAACCCTCTCTGGAGACTACCAAATGTTACAATTGTGGAAGCAGGAGATATAAAGAAAAATGAAAAATATGAAATAGAAAATTGCGCAATATGCCTTGATTCATTAGGAGTTGGCCAAGTCGTAGAAACAACATGCAAACACCAATTTCACGCAAAATGTTTAAGTGATTGGGCAAAGAAAAATAAAACTTGCCCAATGTGTAGATTTGGTGTAAAAGTAGGAGAAGTAGCGTTTTTTGGACAATCACGGCGCAGTAAGCGGCGTAGTAAGCGGCGCAGTAAGCGGCGTAGTAAGCGGCGTAGTAAGCGGCGTAGTAAGCGGCGTAGCAAGCGGCGTAGTAAATGTGCGAACCGTGTTCGTAGACGGTCGCGATCTAAAAAACTGAAAAATAAAAATGTTGTAAATAAATAAATAAAAGGGATGAAAAAATGCAATCCCAAATCCGAGAAGGCAAAGGACCCAGCGTACAAATGCAACCCGTTGACGGGGCGGTGGTGTCTGCGTAAAAAGTCAAAGGTGGCTAAGCCACCGCAAGCTAAGCAATGTAATCCCAAATTGGCAAAGGCTAAGGACCCAGCGTACGAATGCAATCCGCTTACGGGTCGATGGTGTTTACGTAAAGATCGCAAAAAAAAGTCAATAAGGAGGCAAGCCACGAGGCAAGCCACGCATCGCGTCGATCGGAGGTTGTACAAAGCTCCTGCGCGTAATTATATGTGTATGAATGGGGGGAACACGGATTCAATAGCGTTGGAAAACTGTCCGCGTAATGTGAAGCATATTCATTTGGGGTCTTTATTGGGAGAAGGTACGTTTGGTAAGGTATATAAGGCGAAAGGTGTTTATCATTCTTCGAATTTGAATTTAGCGGTCAAGGTGATAAATAATGTAAATTTGGACGAGATATTTGATGAAGTGGAGTATTCCTACTACATGAGTGAGATGGACATAGGGCCTAAAATCTATGATGCATTTTACAAGTTGCAAGAATCTTCGTATTACATACAGTATATAATAATGGAGCCATTTGATGGGGATGTAGAGGAATTGCTTCGATCTAAACAAGTCTCTCTGCATAACAAGAGGAATGCGATAAAGCAAATGTGTATATTGTTGTATAAACAGATGTTTGACCATGGATTGGAATGTTATGATATTAAACCAAAGAATTATGTGTACAAGAACCATGGTAATGTGGTACGAATGATTGATTTCGGAAGGGACTGGTGTAGAACGGATAGGAATAAGACGCCGAGAAGTAAGCATATAGTGTATTTGATCTTATTAATTCAGTTGGCGTATATGGTGAATATGTTTGCAACTAGTAATCCGAAAGTGTTGGATGAATTTAACAATGTTCCGATATTTAACAAACGTATGCAATATATAAATGAGATAGATGAGGAGTTTTCCAAGAATAAGGACTTGTTTGAGATATATGTGCACTATGTGAGAGATGGTGGTTTAGGTGATATACGTAATGAGGTGAAGAATGTATTGAAGCCTATATATAAAAATTGAAAAAAAATGTTGAATCTCGTTAAATGATAAAGTTAAGTGATTTAGGGCAATTTAATACATTGCCGTGTATAGATGTGTATAAAACTCCGCGTCGCGAAGCGTCTTACAAGGCGGTATTTTTGAAAAGTACAATATGGGACGCGAGCGAGGTAGATAACAAGATAACGATTACATTTGGCGCAAATGGTTGTGAAGGATGTTCCACGGATGCTGCTTGGTCATTCGTGGGGTCGCAGTCAAACGTTGTAATTCCTAGTATGAATTTGGGTTACATAGACCCTCCCAAGGCGGATTTTACAGTGGATGGCTATACGTTTAAATACAACGAATTCAAAAATGCTACGCGAAATTATTGTAATGGGACAAGTTGTGTTGCAGGCTGGAAGCCGGGTAGAACGGTATTGCATGAGTTTGGGCATGCAATGGGTATGTTACATGAGCACCAGAACTATGTAGCGGGTGGCAATCCCTTCCAATTCGACAAGCAAAAGGTGGTGGAGTATTACCAATCGATAGGGTTTACATTAGATGAGGCAACGCAAATGGCGCAGGTAAATGTGATAGACCGGTATGAGTGTACGAGTACTAATTGTCCATATGCGGGGTCGCAATTTGACAAAGATTCAATTATGATATATCCTATTGACAAGAATTGGGTGGTTCCGGGTACGCTGAACGACTGGGTGAATATACCAACTTTTGAGTATTCAAGTAAGGACAAGGAGTGGTTATCAAAGATGTATCCTAAGAATTCTAGTTCTCAGCCTGTTATAACGGTGGAATTTTTGGATGGTGCGGATTGGCAAAAGTATTGGGTAAAGAAGATGGTAATGGAAGGTTTGTCTCCGTATGTGGGAACTAAATTTGAATTTCCTCAATTAGTAGGAGGTTCATCTACGCCTGTCACAACTGCTCCGAAGGCAAGTAATAAAAGTGCCATTATAGGTGCTGTGATAGGTGGCGTACTATTATTTTTGTTCATATTAGTGTTATTGTGAAGTTATTCAATTTTTATCTCTATATATGACGAAGCCGTTGGCGAAAGTCGCCAAGGGAAACGTTGATCTTGCATATCAATGTCGTATTCGTGACCAAAGTGATTTACGCGTATAATATCTTTTTGTAGAACAAAGTTGATGAATTTATTTGCAATGAATTTGAATGGTAGGCAAAAATCCATTTTTTAATTAATTCAAATACATATATATGCATAAGGTAAGCGCGGACAGAAATCATCCAGATAATCGTTAAATAATCGAAACAAATAATCAACTATGGTGTAAGGCGTTTAAGGGGTGATTAGTGCGAATGAAAATGCTGAAAACTGATAATTTCTAATATTTATTTATTGACAATTAAAAAATGTTTATTAAATAATAAATAAATAATAGAAAAATGAAGGGAGAGAGATTTTTAGAGTACATGGATATTGGACCGGAGGAAAAGTTTTCTGAGTGGATTTGCCAAGCCACCTCGCCTCCTACCGCGGCGCCTACCACCTTTGCGCCCACCGCGGCGCCTACCACCTTTGCGCCTACCGCGGCGCCTACCACCTTTGCGCCTACCGCGGCGCCTACCACCTTTGCGCCCACCATGGCGCCAACTGCGCCCACCAGGGCGCCAACTGCGCCCACCAGGGCGCCTACCACCTTTGCGCCTACCGCGGCGCCAACTGCGCCTACCGCGGCGCCAACTGCGCCTACCGCGGCGCCTACCACCTTTGCGCCTACCGCGGCGCCTACCACCTTTGCGCCCACCAGGGCGCCAACTGCACCTACCGCGGCGCCTACCTTTGCGCCCACCAGGGCGCCAACTGCGCCTACCGCGGCGCCAACTGCGCCTACCGCGGCGCCTACCACCTTTGCGCCTACCGCGGCGCCTACCACCTTTGCGCCCACCAGGGCGCCAACTGCGCCTACCGCGGCGCCTACATTTGCGCCCACCAGGGCGCCAACTGCACCTACCGCGGCGCCTACCTTTGCGCCTACCAGGGCGCCAACTGCGCCTACCGCGGCGCCTACCGCGGCGCCTACCAGGGCGCCAACTGCGCCTACCGCGGCGCCCACCGCGGTGCCTACCACCTTTGCGCCTACCGCGGCGCCTACCACCTTTGCGCCCACCAGGGCGCCAACTGCGCCTACCGCGGCGCCTACCTTTGCGCCCACCAGGGCGCCAACTGCACCTACCGCGGCGCCTACCTTTGCGCCCACCAGGGCGCCA